GGCTCGGGGGTAGTCCCGTACTAGATCTCGGAACAGCGAGTGGTGTTAAATCCTTCGGGGTCGCCTTCGGGTGGCACACCTACTAAGCTGTTTAGTCAATCCAGAGGGGGTTGATTGTTCGCGCCTCTTCACAAGGAGGCGTTTGTGCGAACGAGAATCTTTGTTAATGAAGCAACTAGCGTCCCTTACAAGGTCGCTGACTCGTTTATTCGAAATGGCATAAATACGTGGGCTAACCAGCCTGTGTATACCTATGTCAAAAATCGACGAGTCCTTGCCATGGTTGATGTTGTAACTCCAAGGTTTCGGAGCATACAGCAGTCCGGGGGTATTGTTAACAATCCTATGTGGAAAGTTAGCTACCAACGGAATGAGAAACCTAGCAATGTAAAAGGTTCTGTCGGAGCTGGTCTAGATGTTTGCTCGTATTGGGAACTGAACTGTGTTGTCACAGCAGGGTTTAACTATGATAGTTATATAACCCCCCAAGCGGCAGTAGACGCTCTTTGTGGACAGTACTCGTCCGATTCAGAAATTGCCCAGACATCTGCCTGGGCGAACATTGATGTGTCGGAAATGCAGGCGTGGGCGTCTATCGGCGAAATGCCGGAGACCATTAAAATGATCGTAGACTTACTCAAACAGGCGTTTAAGTTGACCCTCGCTGCAAAGCGTGGTGATATGAAAACTCTTATCCGAGAAGTCAAAAAATTACGAAAGTTTGACACGTATGCAGACGCATGGCTCCTTTGGCGATATGGTGTTCGACCACTAGTAGGAGAGATAACATCTCTACTGAAAGTGTTAGACGCCACACCCATTATCGGGAAACGCCAGACCTTCCGCGGCAAATATAATCTAGCCGCTGAAGATGTTGTTACAAAAAGCCATGTGAATTTCTCGGCTGGTGGTGCTGGATGGGACTTTAAACACACCGAAAAAGTCAATGCGACGTTTCGGGCTGGTGTTATGGTTCAGATCGAATCATCGATCAACTCTGGTTTAGCGTTATTGGGGCTTGATAACCCCCTTGAAGCGGTATGGGAATTAATACCATTCAGCTTCATCGTCGACTGGTTTTTAAATGTCGGCGATGTTATTAACGCTATCATCGGCAACCCCTCTCTATCCCCCGTATGTAGCTTTGTCACAGAAACTGTGACGAGAACCTCGATCGTCCAATGTACTGGTTGGAGTCCTAACGGAGACACCCAAGGGTGTTTTACGAAGTCTCTAGCTAATGGTACGTTAACGGTTGAGCCGGGGTATTCTAATACCTTTATTACTTGCAAAAGGCGCGTGCCTCTAGCGAAAAGGTACAACTTGCCTCAGATACGCGTTAAGCTATCATGGGCTAAATTAACTGATCTGGCGACAATCGCCAGGAAACTTTGATGTTATAGGAGAATAACCATGTTGGATAACACCATCACCCTCCCCGTTGATGTAGCAAACACCGGAACTACAACTGACCGCGCTTATGCTCGGTACTCAGAGTTCACGGATCGTTCTGTATACAAGGGCCCTGCGCATACGCTATCTTCGCGAGATACGCTGGGGTTTTATCGTACACCTGTAAAAGCCAATGGCTCTGACAATGGTGTTGCAAAAACTGCTGTTAAATTGACTCAAGATATTGTGGTCCCCGGCAAAGTTGCTTCCACATCCGTGGTTAAGCCGCTCATTGCCGACGTGGCCTTCAGTATCCCTGTTGGTGCGACTGCAGCTCAGACACTTGAATTGCGTCAGCGGCTCATCGCAGTGATCGATCATGCAATATCTGCGCGATTGGTGGACACATTGGAGATTTAATATCTGCGTGACTTGTCAGTCGCGTAGGTGTTATTTCCGTTTCCACATTAAAAAACAACCGCGCTAAATAGCGCATGGATATCTATATGAAACGTAAAGATGTCAAAACCCAGAATCAGCTTGACGTGAAGGTTGATTTACCTGCCAAAGCAGTATTAAAGCTTATGCGGGACCTGTTATGCGACCTAGATGTATGCGCTCTCGACTACGGATTACACGCAGCTCTTCGAGCTGGCGATATACCCGAACTGTTAAAGCGCTTATCCCGGTACGATGCACGAAGTATCATCGATCGGCTTGGTTCTGCAAATGCCAGTGTTTCGACATTTGGCAAATTGTACCAAGTAGGTGCCCTAATAAAGAAATATCCGTTCAAAGGCCTTGACACATTTACGCCCGCATTGGAGAAGTTCTCCCTGATGGAGCGTAGGTGTTATAACTACAATACACAGAACTATCGTGCGTTGTTAAAGTTGAACGAGGCCCATCCGAGATTTTTCGGTGTTTTGGACGATCTCCGCAAGGAGATTTATGGATTAATAGGGGATGCACCCGATATTGATTCGGTGTACGCCAATGGTTTACATGGACCTGGGCAGACAGCGGGAGGCCAGTTTACGAATGGTATGGTTACTGATTTTTTCAAGTACACCACGCTACCGTATACCGTCTCTCGGCAAGCCCTACCTCATGCCCGCACTATGATTGAACGAGATCCCCGATGGATTGGGGCGCTCATAGATTTCTACAGGGAATCGAAAATGATTCCTCAGTGGGCTCCGCTTGATATGGAAGCCTTCTGGACCTCCTGTTTTGAGATTGTCGATTGTAGTGATATTACCTCTGTGCCTAAAACGGCATTAATTGACCGTTTTATAGCAATGGAACCAACACTGAATGTTTTTCTTCAGCTTGGCGTGGATCGCGTTCTTCGCGAAAAACTTCGGGTACAGTGGGGTTACGACCTCAATGATCAAGAGAAAAACAAAAACCTAGCTCATGAGGGGTCTTTAACCAACCTCTTAGCGACGCTAGACCTCGTAGGGGCGTCTGATTGCATCGCGCTTCTCGTGGTTATACTGTTGTTTCCACCAGAATGGGTCGCTTTACTACTTGAGTTGAGAATGGAGAAAGGCCGAATCCGGAAAACCGGTGAGGTCATAAATTTCTCTAAGCTCTCATCGATGGGAAATGGCTACACATTCGTCATTGAGTCCATAATCTTCGGTGCAGCCACTCGCGTGGCTATGAAACGCACTGAATGTTATGGGAAGTCAGCAGTATACGGGGATGATATCATTTGTCCTGTCGGTGCTGTAAAACTCCTTATTGAAATCCTGGAATTATTAGGTTTTGAGGTGAACTCTGAGAAGAGTTTTACTGATGGACCCTTCAGGGAGTCGTGCGGAGCTGATTTCTATCTCGGGCACAACGTTCGACCTCTTTTCATTACTGACACATTTGCGGACGTCCCATCCCTCTTTCATCTTGCTAATTCGATTTTCCTGCAAGAAAAGAAGTGGGAATGGCCCTATGGCCATACGTTCCCGCGGATGAGAAAGAGACTACTCTCATGGATTCCGCTCGATTACCGAGCGAAATGCCGTGGACCAATCTCTGAATCTACTAACACGCATCTGTTCAGTGATGAGCCATTGCGGAGTGTTGGCGGTTACCGCTACTACTACACACTCCAAGAACGTCCTCTAAGGTACCAACCGAAGAGGGTTACTTCCTATCAGACTTTTCACCTCCGTAAGTTAATGGTTCAACCACGAGCTTATACCCCGCAAGGGGACTGGTGGCAGTTCAAGAAAGTGACGGAACGGGTCCTAGATAAATGGGACTGGCGCAAGAAGTTGGCAAGAGGTAACGCCTTCGATATAACAAGGCGTGACTTTACCCGCTTCAGGGTACAGAGGACATTCCTGCCGGATTGTTGGCAGGTTACTCCACTTTCCCAGTACCTTTCGTCTAGTAGGTTCACCAGCTAGATGATCGTAACATGGTGAAATTCCCGTAAGGGGGCGTGAGG